TCAAACTAAACAAGTTAAAGCAGTTAACCCACTAAATAATGGAATGCCTGGCGGTACTTTCACTTCTGGTGATGGTGTAACTCTTTTCAACACAGCTCACCCAACTATTGCTGGAACTTTCCAGAATACGTTGACAACTGCTGCGGACTTAAACGAAACTTCACTAGAGCAATCAATGATTGACATTGCTGCTCTTACTGATGAAAGAGGTTTAAAGATCGCTGCAAAAGCTGTTAAGATGATCATCCCATCTGCACTACAATTCACAGCGGAAAGACTTATGGCTTCTGCTGGTAGAGTTGGAACTGCTGATAATGATATCAACGCAATCAGATCTATGGGGATGATTCCTCAAGGATACTCTGTTAATAATTTCTTAACAGACACTGACGCGTTTTTCATTACTACAGATGTGCCAAATGGTATGAAACATTTCGAAAGATCTCCATTGACTACTAAAATGGAAGGTGATTTCGATACTGGTAATGTTAGATACAAAGCTAGAGAAAGATACGTATTTGGCGTATCTGACCCTAGAGGTATCTTCGGTTCTCCAGGAGCTTAATACTTAATTTTTGTGGCGGGACATAGTCTCGCCACAATTAATAAATAGAAAGATAAAACCATGAAAAAATTCCTAATAAACATATATGCTTATGATCATCACGGTAGATTTGAAGTAGAATCTAAAGATGATGCCATTTCTTTAGAGCAATCAATAGTTGACAAGCTAGGAGAAAATAGTATAGTTTGGGAAAAATCGGGAATGTTTAGAAACTTTCCTTATCGAATAACTTATGAAGAGGTTATAAATGATACAAGACCTTTACAAACAAAAAAGGTCCTTGGAGTTGAAGTGGGAACAAGAGCATCTATCTAATGATAAGTATACTCTTGAAATGGTCAGAATTGATGACAAAGTTAGAGAAGTCATTACAAAGATCAAGCTGGAAGAAGCAGCTATTGCCCACAGACAGAATACTGTCGAAGGATCAGCTCCACAAGTTTCAGTAGCTACTTAATAAAAAGCTACATCGTTGGAAAAAATCCACTCCACACTACAGGCTCTCTTGCACTCTACTAAAAAATAACATATAATACTCACACTATACATAAAATTGAATATCGACGCGTATAGTCGACGGCCTAGAGACGGTATTCAAATAACTAGGAGGATAATAATATGGCAAACACTACGTTTCAAGGACCAGTAACATCTAAAAATGGATTTATTACTACAGGTCCAGCTAATGTTGTAGACGCTGACGCTAGCGTTTCATTAACAGTTGCTACTCATGCGGGTAGAATTGTACACAATAATGCAGCAGGTGCAGTAACTTACACATTACCAGCAATTAATGCTAACGCTGATTCTGCAGTTGCAGGACCAGGAGCAGATCTAAACAATCTAAGTAACATAGGTGCAAGTTTTGAAATTTTTGCATCAATTACTAAGACTGGAGATTTTGTTGTACAAGTTGCAAATGCTAACGATGTTATGGTTGGAGGCGCAAAATTTATTGACGACTCTTCTGATAACGTTGTTGGTTTTGAAACTGTTGCAGCATCAGACACTATTACTTTAAACGGTAGTACAACTGGTGGTGTAACTTTTGCAAAAGTTACATGTACTGCAATTAGTTCTACTCAATGGAAAGTTGATGTAGAGTCTGGTTGTACTGGTACACCAGCAACTCCGTTTAGCGCGGCAGTTTAATAAATAATTAGTGTGGGGCTTCGGCCCCACATAAAATATAAGGAGAACAAATGGGATTTAAAAATGATATACAAGCAACGAGATCCGATGCAGCTGCAGGTGCAACAGCTATTGTAGAACCACCAATAAGATTAAGAGGTATAATTATTGCTTCTGATGGTGGGGGCGCAGGTGTTTTAGAACTTACAACAACATCGAATTCAGGAACAACTTTATTTCTTGCAGATGTTCCAACAGGTGATGTAATTAATTTTAACTTTCCTGAAGATGGAATTTTATTTCCAAAAGGAATTTTTTGTAAAACTAAAACAAATATCGCTGCTTATACTTTATTGACAGACAAATTTTCTGGTCCAAACTTAAGCTAGGAGGTCTGAGTGGCTAATGTTACTTCGAGTTCTTATGTTTTTGATAAAAACCTTGGAATAGATGAGATTATTGAAGATGCATACGAACGTATTGGTATGCAAAGTGTCTCTGGTTATCAGTTAAAAACTGCTAAGAGATCTTTAAATATTTTATTTTCCGAATGGGGAAATAGAGGATTACATTTTTGGGAAGTTAAAAATCAAAGTGTAACTTTAGTAGATGGTCAAGCAGTATATACATTTTTTAGATCACCATCTGACGGTTCTTCAGATGGTATCAGCACAACTTTATCTGCAGGTATAAATGCAACTGTAACAACTATTGGTGTTGCTTCGGTTACAGGATTGCCTACAAGCGGTATAATTATTATTGGAACAGAACAGATTACTTATTCTGGAATCTCCTCATTGAACCTAACAGGATGTGTTAGAGGTGTTAACGGAAGCACAGCTGCTACACACAGCAGTGGTGATACTGTTTTACAGTTTCCAAACGGAATGACTGACATACAAGAATTAAATTACAGGGTTGCATCTACAAATGTAGATACACCTATGACAAAAATTAGTAGATCACAGTATCAAGGGTTTTCTAATAAAACAAGTAAAGGTTTACCCACACAATATTGGGTTCAAAGATTTATTGATAAAACAACTGTTACTTTATATTTAACACCGGGCACTTCACAAGCTGGTGATTTTATAAATTTTTATTATACAAAAAGAATTGATGATGTGGGTGCTTACACAAATGCAACTGATGTTCCTTATAGATTTATACCATGTATGATTGCAGGACTGTCATATTACTTAGCTGTAAAATATGCACCACAAAGAGTTCAAGAATTAAAATTATTATATGAAGATGAGTTATTAAGAGCAGAAGATGAAGATGGTTCTTCTAACTCCACATACATCTCTCCTAAAATATATTATCCCGGTGTTAGTTAATGACTACTTTTTCACAAGGTAAATACGCTTTAGCAATTTCAGACAGATCTGGTATGGCTTTTCCATACAACGAAATGGTTAGAGAATGGAATGGCGCCCTGGTTCATATTTCAGAATACGAGCCTAAACAACCACAATTAGAACCTAAACCAACAAGTGCAGATCCGCAAGCTTTACAAAGAGCAAGAACTGCAAGAACAGAATTTCCAACAGAAGATTTTTTACCTGAAAACCCTTTTGTAACTGCATCCAATACTACTTTAAAAATTAATTTTCCAAATGGCGCTTTACAAGTAAATGACTTTGTAAGATTTAGAAATGTTAAATCTCCTGTAGGTGGTGTAGCAATTTCAACATTACAAATGTCTACTACCTTAAATGGAGCAATAACAGATAGCGCTACTACAATTGATTTAACAGATGGTTCTGAATTTCCAACTTCTGGATTTATAGTAATTGAAAAAGTATTAACTGCTCAAGATACAAACGATCCTTTAAAAGTTGGAATGTATCAAAATGAAGTTATAAAATATACAGGACGATCTACGAATCAATTAACAGGTTGTACTAGAGGAACAAGTGCACCCTATAGAGGAACAGCTCCTGTATCTACAGTTGCTGGATCTCATGCTAATTTAGCAAAAGTTTTTGGTTGTTATAAGGTTGTTTCTTTAAATGAGACATCGGTTCCAAGTACAGGTCAACCATCTACAACTACACAATTTGATGGTATAAATGTTACACTAACTAACGCTGCATCAAGCACAGAAACGGGAGGTGGTTTTCAATGTACAATTGGACCCATAAATGATAGAGCATAATTATGTCAGGAATTTCAAAATATACATATACTACATTAACCAATGCGATTAGGGATTACACAGAAGTAAGTTCAGATGTTTTATCTACAACTATTGTAGATGGAATTATCATGGCAGCCGAAATGAGAATCAATCAAGAACTTCCAATGGACGCTGATAGAAAAGTTCAAGAAGGGACTTTAGTTGCAGATGATAATACGATTAATGCGCCAGCAGGTGCTTTATTTATAAGAGGTATAGAAGTTTTTGATTCTACAGCTAACACACAAGGAAAAGGAACTTGGTT